CTATTGCACAGACATTAGGACCAGAAGCATTGATGAGATACATTGATGCATCCGAAGCTATCAAACGTCTTGCGGCCTCACAAGGTATTGATGTATTGAATCTTGTTAAGACTGAACAAATGATTCAGCAAGATATGCAACAAGCTATGCAACTCCAGCAACAACAAGCACTAACTAGTCAAGCTGGTCAATTAGCTGGTACTCCTTTGATGGATCCATCTAAGAACCCTGAAGCACTAGAAGGTTTGAATGCTATGATTGGAGGCGCAGGTGCACCACCACAACAACAAGGAGAACAGATTGGAGCAGACGAAACCATCCCGCCCGAGGAAGGCTAAGAGTAAGCCTAAACCAAAGGTTGTGAACAAACCACCTCAAGATACTGAGGAGAATAAATACGCTAAACCTACTAATATGGTAGCAGAACCAGTATTAGGTAGGGAACAAGATTTTGTAACACATGTAGGACTAGGTAATTTAAAAGTCACTACAGCTAATGGATTAAAAAAAGAAGAAGATGACTGACACATTAACATACAACCCTACTGACCCAGAAGCTAGTGAACTTACCCCTGATGAACAAGATTCTCTGGAGGTAGGTGAAAAGCTAGCTGAACAAGAAGAGCAGCTATTAGCTGGTAAGTATAGAAATGCTGAAGAGTTAGAAAAAGCTTACACTGAACTTGAGAAGAAGCTTGGTTCTAATGAAGAGCCTGAACAGGAAACTGAAACAGTTGAAGAAGAAACTGTAGATGATACACCTGGGGTTGCCCTACTTAACGAAGCAAATGCTGAGTACTGGGACAATGATGGTGAGCTATCAGAAGAAACCATTGAAAAGTTCTCAAGTATGAGTAGCAGAGATTTAGTAGAAGCTTATCTTGAAGTCACTAAAAACAACCCTCAGAATTTACAGGGTAATTCTGAAACTGACATAGCAGAAAGGGATATTAATATTATCCAAAATTCTGTAGGAGGTGAATCAGAGTATGCTAAGCTTACTGATTGGGCTGCTACTAATTTAGATGAAACAGCTATCAGTGCATTTGATACTGCAGTCTCTTCTGGTAATGTACAAATGATTCAATTAGCTGTGGCAGGACTTAAAGCAGAATACGATAGTGCTAATGGTTATGAAGGTAGGATGCTTTCTGGTAAAGCAGCACAAACATCTGGTGATGTATTCCGTAGTCAAGCGGAAGTTGTTGCTGCCATGAGTGATCCTAGATACGATAGAGATCCAGCATATCGTAATGATGTATATCAAAAACTCGATCGATCTGATTTAAAATTCTAACTATGCCTGAAAACAAAAAGAAAAAGAACGGCCTTTGGAGTAAGATGAAAAAGGTTGTTAAGACTAAAGGTAACGACAACCCAATTAAAAACCAAACAGGTTATAAAAACTATGTCATCAGTGGCGGTACATCCGACTTCCAGACATGGCAGAAAGAAAACAAACAGTAATATAAGACAGGCGGCTCGGTAGTCGAACCAGAAGAAGCCAACTGGCACTCGCGTCCGTTCATTATCCGTCAGCCAGGACAAGTTACCAGCATCGGATAACGCATGAAACCACATCATGGAACGGGGATGTGGTACTTTTGGAGAAAACCAATGCAAAAAAAGCAAGTAACCCTCAAGTATCGCGGTGTGCCTTACACGAAAACTACTTAAATTTTATCAATGAAAACAATCGCACTAGCTCTCGCATCCACCTTCGCGACAGTTCCTGCATTCGCCGGTGGCGTATACGTGAACGTGGAGAACAACGCATCCCTAACCGGAGCTGATTACACGGGGTCTACTACAGACTTTCACGTAGGATATGAAGGCGGAACTGATACCTTTGGATATTATGTTCAAGGTGGTCCTGCAATCGTAGCCACAGATGGCGCTGATTCAGATAACAGACTTTCTGGTAAGGTCGGTGCAACAATAGCTGCCACCGAGAAGCTTGACTTCTATGGTGAGCTGGCAGTACTCACTGCTGATTCTGATACGTCAGATGACAATGCTTGGGGTACAAAAATCGGAGCTAAATTCAGCTTCTAAATTCTAACCCTGTACTGCGGAACAGTACGTCAGGGTAATCAACCTATACACTTTTAAAAAACAATGTCTTTTAACGCTAACTCTACAAACGGTTCAGTTGTCTATGTACCTGGTACAAGATCAACTCAAATTCTAACTGCTGATACTTCAATAACATCAGACGATACTCTTTCTGAAGAGACTGGTCTGACTGTTAAACTAGGTAAGTATGATAGAATTGCTTTCCGCTATAATATATTCTATTCCACAACTGCTAACGCAGACTTTAAGTACTTAGTAAATATTCCCGCATCTATTACTCTGTATCGTCTCGCTGCTACTGGTGTTGATGCTGCTGGTACTGAAATAAGTACAGCTCCTATCACAGCAGAAGGTAGTGCAGTTGCTAGTGCAGTATCAGGTACTGAGGGTTATCTCGGACTTGAAGGTGTATTAGAAAATGGTAGTGCTATCGATAGCCTCAAGTTTACTTGGGCTCAGAACACTTCACATGGTGATGCCACACTCGTACGTCGTGGTTCAAGCATTGAATTTATTCGCTTCTAAATAGCTTAGGAGGAGAGGCACCTCAGAGTCGGACCTCTCCTTCATTGGCTTTGGCCCCGTACGCGGGATACCCTCAGCCGTCTAGACGGTGGGATAGACCACAACAATTGATCAAAAAATTTTTCTTAAGGAAGAACGTAAACTATACATTAACTAAAAATAATGGCTAATGCCACACAGTCAGTCTTAGGTTCAGTCAATAAACTAGTCTCTAATACTGGCGCAGGTGATTCATATGCAAATAAGTATGGCACCTATCTAAAGCTGTTCTCAGGTGAGCTTTTCAAAGCTTATGAGTCAGCAACAATTGCACGTGATACCGTGCAGAGACGTACCCTTAAGAATGGTAAGAGTCTACAATTTATCTTCACCGGTAGAATGCAGGCAGCATACCATACTCCTGGTACGCCTATCCTAGGATCGGGTGATCCTCCAGTAGCTGAGCGCACGATTCAGTGTGATGATCTCTTGATCAGTTCAGCTTTCGTATATGATCTGGATGAAACACTTGCTCACTACTCTTTAAGGGGAGAGATCTCTAAGAAGATTGGTCATGCCCTAGCAGAAGCTTATGACAAAAAAGTATTCCGTACTATTGCTCTAGCTGCTCGTCAGGCACACCCAATCACAGCATCTCCTGGCCCTGAGCCTGGTGGTACCCAAATTGAATTGGGTGTTACTAAGGAGTATGATGCACAAGCTTTGGTTGACGCATTCTTCGAGGCTGCTTCAGTTCTTGATGAAAAGAATGTTCCCAAAGGACCAGGTAATCGTACTGCTGTACTTGCTCCTCGTCAGTACTACGCTCTAGTTTCTCAAGTGTCTTCTAATATTCTCAATAGAGATTATGGAAACTCACAGGGTAACTTGACTTCTGGTGAAGGACTTGTTGAAATCGCAGGTATTGGAATCAAGCGTTCTAACAACCTACCTTTCCTTGCTGGTACAGTTAACTCAGTATCTGGTGAGAACAATACCTACAATGGCGACTTCTCCACATCTTGTGGATTGATTTATGGTCGTGATGCAGCTGGTATTGTTGAAGCAATTGGTCCTCAAGTTCAAGCAACTTCTGGAGACGTTTCAGTTCTGTATCAAGGTGACGTACTTGTAGGTCGTCTTGCAATGGGTGCTGATTATCTAAACCCTGCAGCTGCTATTGAACTGACTTCAGCTCGCTCTTGAGGTAGATTATGTCTATTTCTCCTGGGAACTGTAAGACTGTAGCTAAGACTGTAGGTGTAGGTGGTGCTAAATCTACAACTAAGAACCCTCCTTCTCCTTTGGAGTATGGTAGGGAGCACAAGACACCTGCAAACTTAGGTACAGTCACCTCTTGTTAATTAACAAATAAAATATTATGGCTGTATCCGTAGCAAAAGGGAATACGTCTGTCTGCACAACTAATGCAGAGCGTATTTCCGTATCAAAAACAAGCGGAGGTGCAACTGATTCTGCTGTTAAATCAGTAACTAAGAATCTAAGATTGCCTTACGCAGGCGTTGAGTGTAACATCACTAACGTTTAATAAAGGGAGCGCTTATCGCTTCATCAGGGGAGGACTTATTTCTCCCCTTTTTTTAATCCTTTATCGAGAATAATTCTCATTTATTTCTATGGCTAACCCAACTACCCTTGATCTCGATACCGAACTATCCGCAGTAAACTCAATCCTGGGTAGTATCGGTCAATCTCCGGTAACTAGTTTAAATTTTCAAAACCCTGAGATAGAATTTATATATAATATCCTTACTGAAGTATCGAAAGATGTTCAGAATGAAGGATGGCAATTCAATTTAGAACAGAACAAACCTTTATTCCTTGGCACTGGTAGTACTGCTTACAGTGCTACTGGATACGATTCCGATGATGATGGAACTGGAGATGCACCTGGTGCTAAAATAGATGTAGCAGACACAACACTTGCTATAACAATACACGAAGATACTACAAGCAGAAAACTTAGAAATACTGTTATCAGATACGATGGTAATGATAGAAGAGTATATGATGTAGATACCAGTCAATTCTTTTTCTCTGCAACTGCAACATCAGCAGGTAAGAGATATGAAACTGATATAGTAAGTTTTTATACATTTAATAATATCCCAAACCCATTCCAAAGATACATCACCTACAGATCTGCTGTACGAGCAGCTACACAGTTGATTGCTAACCCACAACTTGTTACACTTTTACAGATACAAGAGATGTCAGCCAAAGCTAACTGTCTTGAATATGAAGGCAGACAAGGTGATCACTCATTCTTCGGTCTACCAAATGCTAAGAGATTACATAGCGCAATTTTAAATAGAACACAAGCATCCGGTTAACCTAACATGGCAACAGTATCACAAACAATACCAAATTATTATGGTGGTCTATCAGAACAGCCTGATGAGTTGAAGATACCTGGCCAAGTTAATAAGCTGATTAATACCCTACCTGACATTACCCATGGCCTCATGAAGAGGCCGGGTGGTAGGTTACTAGGCGGGGCTATGGGTTCTTATACTACTGATAGTAAATGGTTTCATTATTATAGAGACGAGAGTGAGCAATACATAGGCCAGCTTCAGTTAAATTCTGGTTCTATTAAAATGTGGCGGTGTAGTAATGGAGCTGCTGTTACTGTTAGCTATGCTCCATTAGCCTGGGCCACAGCTACTGCTTATAATAAAGGTGATGAAGTCTCAGCTAATAGTAAAATTTATAAAGCAAATGAAGATGGTACTTCAACAGGTAGTACTGCCCCATCACATGGTTCAGGTGAAGTAGATATAGGTGGTATTAAATGGCAATATGTTACTACCACTGCAGCAAGAGAAACTGCATTAAAGAATTACTTAAAAACCACTGGTTCACATGGTATACTGGATAGTGATATACAGACTTTAACTTTAAATGACTTTACTTATTTCACTAATAGAAATAAGATAACAGCAATGAAAACTGCTGATGCATTCCTTGCTCCAAAAAGAGAACCAGAAGCATATGTAGAATTAAAGAAGGTTGCTTATGCTAGTCAGTATTCATTAAATGTATTTGACGATACATCTACTGATGACGTATATACAGCTATTAGAATTGATATCCAAAGACAGCGTGATAGTTCTAATACTTGTAATAGTGCTGGCAATCCACCGACTGCAGGTAATGGCACCTTCCCTGGTGATTCAGGTTATACATCAAGATGTGATTCCGGATCTGGAAGTTTTAGTGATGCTTTAACACCAAACGTTGCTACACAGATATTTAAAATTAATCATGGTGATAGTGGTTTGGCAAGTGAGGCTAACGGAAATGCTCATACTTTTACTGTAACATCTAATGGCGGTCAGGCTAGTCATAGAAAAAATCTATACTTCCGAATTACAAACCAAGGTCAATCAGTAGCCGCAGACGGAGGTTCTGGTGATATCTATAGATCTCGCTATACAACAACATTCGATCTTCTTTACGGAGGTGAAGGTTGGCGAGCAGGCGATTACTTTTATGTCTGGATGAAAAACGCTAGATATAAAGTTATGATTAAAGAACATAATGTTTCTAAAATTCAAGGTAACTTAGGTATATTCCGTCCGTCACCAACTTCATTTGACACTAAAACAACCACTACATCTGAAGGTATAATGGGTGGCCTACGTACTACAATCGAAAATAAAGAAACTGCTAATACACCTGACCCAGACGATTTTATAGATTCAGCTGGTGCCTCAGTTACACAAGTAGGTAATGGTTTATACCTAACTAGAGATTCCGTACTCAGTGATGGTGTAGAAACTAAAACATTTAACGTTACTACAGGTGCTGGTACACTATTCAATGTGTTTTCAAATACCATTAAAGATATAACAGACTTACCTAGTCAATGTAAGAATGGTTATATTGTTAGAGTTGCTAATAGTGTAGCAGATGAAGATGATTATTTTGTAGAGTTCAAAGGAACAAATGGTAGAGACGGTCCAGGTACATGGGAAGAATGTGCTGAGCCTGGTAGAACGATAACATTTGATGAAGAAACACTGCCTATTCAAATGAGGCGTGAAACTAATGGTACGTTTACTATTCATTTTAATGTATGGGAAGACTGCCTTGTAGGTGATGATGTCACAGTACAAGAGCCTTCCTTTATAGGAAAGGGTATTAATAAGATGCTCTTCTTTAGGAATAGAATGGTTATGCTTAGTGATGAGAATGTTATTATGTCAAGACCTGGTGACTTCTTTAATTACTGGCCTAAGACTGCTGTAACTTATACAGCTTCTGACCCAGTTGATTTATCTTGTAGCTCTGAATATCCAGCTGTCGTCTACGATGGTATCCAAGTAAACACTGGATTATTACTATTTACAAAGAATC